CACTATTTGAAACTTCAACTTTACTCGCATCAAATATATATTCGGTTGGTACGTTAAAATTATAATCGATGGTCGGCATTGCGATTGCTCCGTTTAAATAGGGTTTTTAGGGTATGAGTATAATTCTATATCGATGGTTGGCACGGGTATACATGCATATTCATTGTCATCTATAATCATAAACAATTGTGTGTAATCACCACCAAATAATATTACGTCATTTTTTAAATAGTCTTTTACTGTAACGCCCGCCGTACATGATAATAATGTAAAAGTTAAACCTAAAATAAACATTTTCACTGTTTTAATTGGTAATAAATCCAACAAATTCACAATTTATAGATAGACCAACATTAACACCGCCGCTCATATCCCATTGTACATCGAATAAATTTGACGCATTTAATGCGATAATATGAGACGCACTACTTTCTACACTTTCCGCACCAACTGCGCTACTATGAATTTCACGCTCTGTATGTCTTAATGTGTCGCTTATTGAGTTTAACGCCCCGGACTTTCTTGCAAAAAAATTAGCCGCATATAAGCCGCCAATAACATCATCACTCAAAACAAAATTAGTCCTTAATAGTATCGCTATTGCGTTAACTGGTATAACATTCATCTCTACCCATTCATAAGACGCACCAGACCCTATTTTTCCGATAGATGACCATATACCTTGAGTTAACACACTAACTGGAAAAAATGAACTAAGTGGTGATTCGTCATCAAAAATATAAGTTTTATTACCTCCAACCATATTTGTATACGGTCTAATAATATCGGTTAAAATATTAAATCGATCATTAGCTAAATCATAAATTAATAAAATCGGAATGCTTGCAATTAATTCGCCACCGGTTAACGCAAGGCCATTGTGAAATATATTTTTTATACCTAACCCATTAACGTTAACAGTAGAGCCTGCTGTATTGGAATTAGTAGGGGTGAATCCTGCTTTCATATTGTCAAAATAACCGGCAGTGCCTTGTTGTCCGGTTCTTAAATCTAATATATAAGTGTTAGCTATTCCACTGTCATCATAATTGTATGCCCGCCCACTTGCTAGCTCAACAATGGCTTGCATGTACTCGGAAACTAGTTGTGTTTCGGCGTTACCACTTGGCACAATTGAAGCGGCCCGCAGTAGTGCTTGTTGGAATCCAAAGATATCATTGGCACGGGCTAACTCGTAAGGCGTACCGTCTCCGGCCCCTGGCGTGGTTTCGTTTTTTGCACTACCATAGGCGTAGTTTGCGTCCGCTGGCTGAATACGTCCGGGGTATTGTGCGTCTAGTTTAATAGCCATTTTCTTTAGTCCTCACGAATAATCTACAAGTATACCAAGCCACAAATGAGCTGGGCAAATTTTTAAACATAACGTTTCAAATTCTGATTTTCTTGCGCTGGGAACAACTGCATGATCTGGGAAAATTGCGCCGCCAATATATAAAAAATACGGGTACGTTAACGGGTCAAGCGGTATTATATATTTTTTTAAAGTGTAAACGGACGAAAGCGAACCTATACCACCATCCTGGGCCAATACGTCGCCATCCTGCATGTCACTGTCATTGTCACCAATAAAGTTGCCAGCCAAAACCAACAAATTATTTACAAGCGGGTAACCTGTCGGCTGTGTTGCGCTACCATCCTGGGCTAAAATATCGCCATCCTGCATATCAATAGCGCCGTCAATAGAAAGTAAATCTAATAAATTCCCACCACCGGTCAAATAATCATGTGGGTCGCGAGCAATTGCGGGCGCTATTACGTTTAGTGGTGGCTCGCTACCTGGCTCCCACCATTCATGTACGAAAACATTAAACCCGGCGGCCTGTAAAATATCTTGTATATAGCGTGGTGATTGCCCGCCGTGTGCCTTCCATGTCGCGTCCAGTCGGTCGCGGCGTTCTTGCTCTGTTAATACCGCGCCACTATTTAGCCCGAATTGTTTTTCCCATGCGTCAAGTTCTCGCGTTGTTTGCGGTTGTGTATCCTGATAAATTTGATCAAAAAATAACTTGATAGGAACGCCTAACCCTTGCGCCAATCCATCAAAAAAACGTCTTAACGTTTTATCAATAGTAATCGACCAGGCGCGGGCGCGTGGTAGCAAGTGCTTTATGATACGTAAAAACATTAGACGAACACCACCGGGTTACCTAGTTTCGCTTTTTCGCCTTGTTGCAAAATGTATATACCTAAATCAATAGCGGTCGAAGTTAGTTTAAATGTTGCCGTGTTAAAAGTTCCGTTTGACGCCGATACGATATCTTCAACAATGCCGATAATTGCCGAAACCGAAAGCCGATCTTTGCGCGGTGGTATCGTTAGGCCATCAATAAATAAATCAGCCTCTAAAAAGTATTCGGCCATAGCCGCGTTTATTTGTGCTTGTACGCCCGCTAAGTCATCGACCACTAGCCCATTAACTTGCACGTCGAAAGCCACTCGCGTTATTGCTAACGTATTCGCGAGTGCGCCCGCTGGTCGTCTGCTGGCTAATCCGTTTTGATCCAAATTAATACTATCTAGCACTGCTTGCAATTGTGCTGTGGTCGGTATGCCATCGGGATTACCTGAGCTAGCAACGGTTGCCTCAACGTATGCGTCAACCTGACCAGGGTTATTGCCTGTATAGGGGTAGACGTTAACAATTCCGGCAACTTCCTCACCCCATAATTCATAGTCGGAATACGCGCCGCCTTGTGGTCGCTTTTGAAATAAATCAACAACACGTTGCCGGTATAAGTCGTCGCTTTCAGCGTCGGTGCCTGTAACCGTTTGGCTAGTAATTGTGGCGTCGCTTAAGACGTTGGCCAGTGGATTAGCAAACGATAGAACGTCACCAATCTGTAAATTTCCTATTGCGCCGCTACCATCACCCCCGGATTGATCGCTAGCCGCCCGTATAACGGCTGACACTGTGGGCGCGTTTAATGGTGTAATGCCTATCGTTATATACGTTACACCGTTGTCGGCGTTCACAAGCTGGCTGCCAGAAGGTAATGAGCCGGTTTGATTGGTCACGGTAATATCAATGGTAAACTCGGCGTTAACGGCTGGCACTGGATCGGTGACACCTATCAAGCGACCCCACGCGAGCAATGGCGAAATAACTAACCCGTTAATCGTGGTCGTTGCCATACTTGCCGTGCTTACAAACATTTGTAAAAAAATAAACCCGCCGTATTTATAGAGCAACACAAAAACGCCTGCTAGAACTTTCGCTAGTACACGCATAAATGACTTTGGTAATAGCGGAATAGTTTGGTTTAGCGTCGCCTCAAGTTGCGCGATTATATTTGCGTTTATCTCTGCGGTTGTTGGTGTAGTCAGTGCCATTTTATAAACCCACGCTATATTGGAAAATTGTTCCGCTAGAATTGTCTGGTATAATAAACCCATCCCCATTAGGGAACCACGAAATATCAAATGGTAAATTCATTTGTGGCAACACGTCTAATTCACCTGTAAGAGTTTTTGCCGAAACATCATAATTGACTGCTAGCTCAAACTGTAATAATTTCCTTGCAGATTGCCCCATAACGTATAGGGTAGAACCGTCCGGCTTCATTGATGTACCCCGTGGGTCAATGTCACCCGCTCCCCCGCCGCCGGTTGAGCTAGACACGGTTAAGTTTGTCGGGTCGCTTGCATCCTGAGAATTAAAAACCGTTATAGAATTGGTGGATTCGTCCGCTACCATCCACAATAACCCACCGTCAAGTACATACAAACCTTGTGTGTCGGTTAGCCCCGCAAGCCCATCTAACGGCTGACTTGCACGTCCTGTAAACGAGCCTCCACCAATTGTACCCGGTGACGGTAAACTATACTCGGTTATTTTTTTTACAACATTGTCTATAACCCATAGTAATGATTCGTCGTTATTGAATGAAAACCCTAAAGACGTTACCTCTTCGTTTACAAGCATGTTAACGCCGTTATATAAAGCGCCATTAATATTCCCCGCAACGGGTAAATCATACTCGAATATTCGTAATGAAAGGCCATCAAGTACCCATACTTTTAATTTATTTTTGCTCATAATCGCCGACGAAACATATCCTGACTGAGTAGATGCACTAAAACTGTTACCACTATATGATGCATTATTAACATCCCATAACCCCGAAGGAGGTGGCGGCGGCAAAATAATACCACTAGCCGTTTTAACCTCGCCCTTATAGTGCGTATCAACGCCTACGCCACGTGCGTCAAAATTTGCTGGTATGCCTAGTGATATTGTCATTATAGTGATACGTCCCGTTGTGTTACTCGGCTAGGGTTATTGCCAATGTAATATATTTTACTACCGTTTGATTTCCATTGCGTGTTATGTACGATGGAAGGAACGTCTATAAATGCACTAACGTCTAATGAATGCGTTGATGGTTCCCATGCCGTTGACAAATTATATTGCCTTATACGGTCGCCGTTGTCGCTACATTTGTACAACTGTGTTCCATCTGGTTTAAAAAATATACCTCGTGGTAAGCCCTCCGCTATTATCGCCTCTTTCCCCACATCTAAAATAGCTGTATCTACATCACCGGGCGTTACTAAAGTAAACCGGGTAATAGTATTCCCGCCAGAATAACGCGCAATAAACATCATAGATTCGTCCGGTGTAATGTAAATTCCGGTCGGCCCCGAACCACTTGTATAAGGGGATAAATCAAAAAATTTACCTGTATACGAAAATGTGTTTGTAAAATCACCGGGCGTTAATGAATACTGAAAAACTGCTTGGGCGGTAAATCCAACCAAATATATTTTAGTTTCATCAAAAGATATGTGACCGCCAACAACTCCCAATAATTCACTTGCAATACTTTTCGATGAAATTAATGTTGAATCTGAAATATCGTCAAGTGTGTCTATTGTGTACGCCGTAATCTGGTCGGTGGTACTACTGAAAAAATAAAACCTAGTGCCGCCTTGGTTTACTAGTACGCCCTCACCGTTAGTGTCACCCACAAAAAATTCTTTATCGGTGGCCGGTTTGTTGTTGACTAAATCCCACGCACCCGGTGGGTCGGGTATCGGCGATGGTGGCGGAACAATAATACCGCTCGCCGTTTTTACTTCGCCCCTGTAGTGCGTATCAACGCCCACGCCGCGTGCGTCAAAGTTTGCTGGGATGCCTAGTGATAGTGTCATTATATGCCTATGCCTTTGTTGTAATTTTCTAGTACTTCCTGCGCAGTTAACTCAAAACCGTAAATTGCAATCTCGTCAAGTTCACCTGGGAATGTATCAATCCCGCTAGCGTTCCCAATGTTAGTATAGGATGCGATACTTAAATCAATAGCACTATTATTTATAATCGAATTTGTGCCAACGACACCAATAAAAACGCCATCAATATAAATACCGCCACCACCATTATTATAATACGCAACTACATGGTGCCAATTATTATCAGCTAGTGTTAAGCCAGTGTTTACCGAGCTTATAATTGCCCCGGTATTTGTAGCCCACAACCAAAACAAAGTTGGCGAACCTGAAGTATTAAACAATAAGGCAAAATCTTCTGAACTTGCGACACCATCCCATTGCGAAAATACTACGTCGGAGTTTTCGGCAACACTACGTTTTAACCAAAGTTCTAGGCTAAACTCTGTACCCAATGCCGCAC